TGGTGGCGGCAGTTCAATGTTTGAGCCATTTAACTTAGCATTTACAAATACATACTTACTAAGTGGATCAACACAAATGGGCGGACTTGCTACATATGACATGTTTGCTGGATATCAAGAACTAGTAGGGCGTATGTTTGGTAGCTTTATTGAATTCAAATGGAACTCTCCGACTAAGAAACTTACAATACTACAACGCCCACGTGCTGATGAAGAAGTATTAATTTATGCATATAACTTTAGACCTGATAATCAGTTATTTGAAGATTATCTTGCTAAACAGTGGATTAAAGATTATACACTTGCAGCTTGTAAATATATGCTAGGCGAAGCACGTAGTAAATTTGCAACGGTTGCAGGACCACAAGGCGGCACCAGCTTAAATGGTGATGCACTTAAAGCAGAAGCACAACAAGAAATGGATAAGTTAGAGCAAGACTTATCACTACAAGCAGCTGGCGGTGTCGGCTACGGATTCTTAATAGGCTAAAATACCCCAACGTTAGCGCCAACATCTTAAATCCTTGTAAATACATATGTAACAAGGAGAAGCCGATGTGTTCACCCGAAGTGCGTAAAGAAGCCAATCGAATGAATTGGATGATAAAAGGTCAACTTATTGATCCTATTGAAAGTGACAGCTCAGTCGAACAAATATACAATTCATACTTTAAGAGACTTTGGGGAAATAATGAGAATTATATCCATGAAGTTGGGTTTGAAGAAGCATATCAAAAAACACTTGACAAGTAACAATAATTATTATATACTATATAGATAATATAGGAGTATAAATTTTGTTGCCAAAGTTATTAATTGTCGGGCATGGCCGTCATGGTAAAGACACTGTGTGTGAATTATTAGAATCATATGGGTATACATTCCAATCATCAAGCAAATTTTGTTCAGAACTTTTTATCTTTAATGATCTAAAAGACCAGTACGGTTATGCTGACGAAGAAGAGTGTTATGCAGATAGGCACAATCATCGTACTGAATGGTACAATATGATACATGATTACTGTAGTGACGATTTAGCAAAACTAGGACGTAACTTATTTGCAGAACATGATATCTATTGTGGCTTGCGTAACAAGCGTGAATTCTTTGCAATGCAAAATGAAGAAATATTTGATCATACTATTTGGGTAGATAGAGGCGATCATTTGCCTACTGAAGACCCTAGTTCAATGAGCATTGAACAATGGATGTGTGATTATACTATTGATAATAATGGCGACCTACAACGGCTAAAACGTAATGTTGATATTTTAATCAAAACTATTTTTAAAAATCGGGGACTAGATCTCCCTGCTTCCAGCGGCTACCTTCTTTCTGAAGCGTTCGTTGACAGTTAGCACATATAGTTTTTAAATTAGTCGGTAAACAATTATCTAAGCGTCCGTCTATATGATATACATTAAATTGTTCGTGATGCTTTGATTTAAAACCACACTTCTCGCATTCATTCTTTTTAACATATCCGTACTTTGCCCATCTTGGCCTTCCACGTTCACTGCCTCCATACCTAGCACAACTCTCACACATACTTCTATAATATGCTTTATTGTGTTTATAATAATTTATAGCACACGGCTTTTTACTACAGTTTTTACATAAAGGTCTCATACTATTATTTAGTTGCCCTTTTCGGTCCCTTTTAATAGGGGTTTTCCGCAGGTAATTTTCTATTTTATGCTAAATAATAATAACAACTACTCAACAGGAGAAAAAAAATGGCATTATCATCACCAGGTGTTGAAGTTAAGGTAATTGACGAAAGTTTTTATACCCCAGCTGAACCAGGCACCGTACCAATGATTTTTGTTGCTTCCGCCGAAAACAAAACTAACGGAAGTGGCACAGGGACAGCGGCAGGGACGCTGAAAGCAAACGCAGGTAAACCTTACTTGCTTACATCACAAAGGGAACTAGCTGAAACATTTGGCGACCCAGTATTTTATACAGATTCAAATAACAACCCAGTACACGGCGGAGAGCTAAACGAATACGGTTTACAAGCTGCTTACTCGTTACTAGGTGTTAGCAATAGAGTTTATGTAACTCGCGCAGATATTGACTTAGGTGTATTAACACCAACAGCAGACGAACCAAAAGATGCTCCAGCAGATGGAACTAACTGGTTTGATACTAATGATAGTTCATATGGTATTTTTGAGTGGAACAGCTCACCAAAGAACGTCACTGGTGGACAGTCATTTAGCGTAAGAACTCCAATTGTTATTACAGATACAACAAAATTAGATGGTAACGGCGATCCTAAAGAGTCAGTTGGTAACATAGGTGATTATGCAGTTAAAGCAACAACAGATGTACTAAGAGTATATTACAGAAACTATACAGGTAGTTGGGTAAAAGTTGGTTCGACAGCATGGATTAATTCACATGCAGTTACAGCTGGTACAGTTTCTAATCCTACATTAGGAGCAGCAACAAACTTAACTATTACTGTAGGCTCTGGTTCAGCAATTACAGTAGCAGAGGGTAGTAACTTAGCAGATACAGTTTCAACAGCAAACGCAGATGCAAGTTTCCAATCAGCAGGCATTAGCTTTGCAGTAATTGATGGGAAATTCCATGTATTTAATGATGCATCAGAAGATGAAAGAATTACTATTGCTGACACAGACGGCTTACTTGCTAAATTAGGCTTAACAGCTGGAACTTATGATGCAGCAAAAACACAAATTAGTGCTCATACAAGTGTACCTGAATTTAAGTCAGGCGATACTACTCCACGTCCAACAGGAAGTGTTTGGTTAAAAACTACTGAACCAAATCAAGGTGCTAACTGGAAGTACAAGCGTTACAATAGTAACACAGCATTATTTGACACTGTAACAGCACCAATTTACGGTTCTGCAGCAGCGTCTTTATATTGGTTAGACAGAAGCGGCGGCGGTGTTAACTTACCAGCAGGAACTACTTTTGTAAAATCAAACGCAGAAGATAGTGCGTCAGCTGAAGGTGCATTTACAATCTTTAGTCGTGCTAACACAGGCGCAACTACTATTACTGGTAGTGCTATTACAGGAAGTACATTTAGTGCGCAACCATATGCATTTAATATTGCAGAAACTGACGCAGGTAAAACAGCGTTACAAAGTTCTGTAACAATTAGCTTTACAGCAACAGGTGCTGTAGGCGATGCAGACTTAATGGCAGGTGCTATTAACAGTTCAGCATTAGAAAATGTTCAAGCTGAAGTATCAGCAGACAACAAATTAGTTGTTAAGCATACACAAGGTGGAGACTTTACTATTGTAGACACAGACGGCGGCTTTGCAGCAGCTGGCTTTGTAGCATTTGTAGTTGGTAATCCAAGTACAACAACTAACTTGTACAGCAGAAATAGTGTACTTACAGCAAGTAACTGGAAGAAAGCAATATTCACAGCAAGTGATGAAGCTCCAGGAGCATTAGCTGCACAAGGCGCACTTTGGTACAACAGTGTTGTAGACGAAGTTGACATGTTAATCCACAATGGTACTACATGGGTAGGCTATCAGAACTTTAGTTCAGACTATGGCGATACTAACCCAACTGGTCCTATGGTTTCAGCAACAGAGCCAACACAGCAAACAGATGCAACAGCATTAGTTGATGGTGACCTTTGGATTAGCACAGCAGATTTAGAAAACTATCCATTAGTTTATAGATACGACGGTGTTAACTTATCATGGGCATTACTAGATACAGCAGACCAAACAACTGAAAATGGTGTACTATTTGCAGACGCACGTTACAACACAGCAGGCGCAAATGGCGACGAAGCTGGTAGTATTGTTGACTTATTAACAAACAACTACTTAGACCCAGATGCTCCAGATCCAGCACTATATCCAAAAGGTATGTTGTTATGGAACTTACGTAGAAGCGGATTTAACGTTAAGCGTTTTGAGCGTAACTATGTAGACATTAACGGCACTAACGGCAGATTCAATAATGACGAATCAATGGCTGGTTACTATCCACACAGATGGGTAACTGAGTCAGGCAACCAAGCTGATGGTTCAGGTAGCTTTGGACGTAAAGCACAGCGTAAAGTTGTAGTACAAGCGTTACAAGCAATGGTTAACAGTAACGATGACATTAGAGATGATGAGTCTAGATTGTTCAACGTTATGGCAACACCAGCGTATCCAGAACTAATTGGCGAAATGGTTAGCTTAAACTACGATCGTGGACTAAGTGCATTTATTGTAGGCGATAGTCCAATGCGTTTAACACCAGATGCAACTTCATTAAATGAATGGGGCACTAACGTTAAACTAGCTGTTGAAGATAACGATGACGGTTTAGTTAGCAGAGACGAGTACATGGGTGTTTACTACCCAAGTGGCTTTACAAGTGATAACGCAGGTAACAACGTAGTTGTTCCAGCTTCACACATGGCACTACGTACTATTGCATTAAGTGATCAAGTTAGCTTTCCATGGTTTGCACCAGCAGGTACAAGACGTGGTGGCGTAACTAACGCAACAGCAGCAGGTTACATTAGTAGCGAAGGCGAATTTGTAAGTGTAGCACTTAACGAAGGTCAACGTGATACACTTTACAGTAATGCTGTTAATCCAATTACATTCTTAAGCGGAAGTGGATTAGTAGTATTTGGACAGAAAACAAGAGCAAGAAATGCAAGTGCATTAGATAGAATTAATGTTGCACGTTTGGTTATCTACTTACGTAGTCAACTAGGCAAACTTGCAAAACCATACTTGTTTGAACCAAACGACAAAATAACAAGAGATGAAATTAAAGGTGCAGCAGAAAGTCTAATGCTAGAATTAGTTGGACAAAGAGCACTTTATGATTTCCTAGTTGTATGTGATGAAAGTAACAACACACCAAGTAGAATAGATCGTAATGAACTATATCTTGATATTGCAATAGAACCAGTCAAGGCTGTGGAATTCATCTTTATTCCATTAAGACTTAAGAACACAGGAGAAATTGCAGGACTTTAATTAAGTGAAAAGGCCCCTGAAATATGGGGCCGACACTTTGATAAATACTAGCAACAGGAGAAATATAAATGGCAATCTCGACATTATCAAAAATTACAGTACCGTTAGCGAGCGACACAAGCGCAAGCAATCAGGGACTTTTGATGCCGAAACTACAATATCGCTTTAGAGTGACATTGGAAAATTTTGGTGTTACAAACGCAACGACAGAACTTACAAAACAAGTTATGGACGTTACAAGACCAAACATAACTTTTGAAGAAATTACACTAGATGTATATAACTCAAGAAGTTACTTAGCTGGTAAGCATACATGGGAACCAATTACATTGAATGTACGTGATGACGTAAGCAACAATGTACAGAAACAGGTAGGCGAACAGTTACAGAAACAATTTGACTTCTTTGAACAGTCAAGTGCAGCTAGTGGAATAGACTACAAATTCTTAACACGTATTGAAGTGTTAGATGGTGGTAACGGAGCAAACGAAGTTGGAGTATTAGAAACTTTTGAACTTTACGGTTGTTTCCTAACTAACGCTAACTACAACACATTGAACTATGCAACAAGTGATGCAGCTACTATTGCACTATCAATTAGATATGATAACGCAATCCAAACTCCAGTAGGACAAGGTATTGGCACATCAATTGGCAGAACAGTTAACTCACTCGTAACAGGTGGCGGCGTATAATATACGTTAACTAGATTGCCCTTAGAGTCGGAAAAAAGGAAGTCATTAGGCTTCCTTTTTTTTTATGTACGTACTTAATCTTTTCGGATAAATATTAGTATGGCAAATAAGTTAAACGGATTCTTAGACAACTTCTTAAGTGGAGTATTAAACCCAAAAGGTAGTATGGGTGATTTTCAACATGCTTCTAGATTGTATGTTGACAACGCATTTAGGCTTGCACCTAAATCAAAATTTCTTTATTTTGTAAACTTTAATTTTTACAAAGATGACAAACACGATGTATTAGCAGGATTTCCTACTTTACAAAATAGACACAGAGCTGAGCTTAACATGCTTGTTAAGAATGTAGATTTACCTCAGTATAGATCTTCAGTTGAAACTAAAAATGCATACAATCGTAAAAAGAATGTTCAAACACGTATAGATTATACACCAGTTTCTCTTACTATGCATGATGATAATCAAGGGCTAACAACAGCATTAATGGAAGCCTACTATAAGTATTATTATAGAGATTCAAACATATCTGACATAACAGCAAGTTTCGATCCTCGCTCAAATTATAAAGAAGCAAATGGTAGAACATATCGATTTGGTTTAGACAACGATAAACTAGTTCCATTTTTTAAGAATATAAAATTATATCAATTTGCTAGACACGAGTACACTGAGTATACTCTTGTTAACCCTATTATAGAATCTTGGGGCCATGACACAATGGATCAATCAGATGGCTCAGGCATAGCAGAAAATAAAATGACAATTAACTACGAATCTGTACTATATAGTAGAGGTGCTGTAGGAGAAGATAGTCCTGCAACATTTGCAACAGATCACTATGATGTTACACCAAGTCCATTAGGTGTAGGCGGTGGCGGAATAAGTAGTCTATTTGGAGGCGGTGGAGTATTGGACGGTGCATCAAGTGTACTTGGCGATATTACTAGCGGTAACTTTGGATTAGGCACAATCATTAAAGGTGTTAATACTGTTAAAAATGCAAAGAATTTAAGTAAAGATAGTCTTAAAGCAGAAGGACTTAGTATTTTAACAGGTGCTATTGTAAATGCAGGTAAAAAAGGACCTGGCGGATTACCAGGCATACTAGTACCTAAAACAAACGGTACCGGCGGAAGCGATACAAACACAACAGCAACAACAGATAGTAGTACTAATAATTCATCAGCATCAGCAGCTAAAGTAGCATCAGCACAAGCAGCAAATAATTTACCAGTAACAGTAGGAGACGGCGGATAATGTCACAAGGAAACTTACCACAACGAGGTTATAATTCAAGCGATGAACCAGTAAGAGAATTGTTTGATGCTTATTATCAACAAAAATTAGAATTTCCAAGTAATGACGTAGATGCTGTATTAGCATACTTTGATAAAAGAGGATTCGAAGATAGAGCTAGTGCTAGTATTGCGAGTACATTGTTACAACAAGCAAAGATAGACGGAGTACCTGTTTTTAAATTACTTGATACACTAAAAGGCCTAAACGAGTCACAACTTAGTGCATTAGTTGCAGAAATTTTAAACTATACTAGAGGCAAAACTAGTAGCTTAGGTTTTCAAGTACCATCAGAAACTAATATTGTAGAGTCTAGAAATATAGAAGTCTTTGAGGACTAAACATGCCTAAGTTCGCACAGGGCAAATTCAATGTAAAAAATCCTGACAAATATGTTGGAAACAAAATGCCAACATACAGATCAAGTTGGGAATTTGCTTTTATGAGATTTTGTGACGAACATACAAGTGTTGCACAGTGGGCAAGTGAAGCAATTAAAATTCCATACAGACATCCTTTTACAGGAAAGCATACAGTGTATGTACCAGACTTTTTTATAGTGTATGTTGATAAAAAAGGCAAACAAAAAGTTGAATTAATAGAAGTAAAGCCTGCTAGTCAATCCTTCCATGAAAGAGTAGGTAAATCAAAACAAAATCAATCAGCTTGGGTAGTTAATCAAGCTAAATGGTCAGCAGCTAGTGCATGGTGTAAACAAAAAGGAATCTTTTTTAGGATTGTAACCGAAGATGATATTTTCCACCAAGGCAAAAGAAGATAAATAATACTAGTAGTTAATAGGGAATACTATGACTAAGAAATTAGAAGAAATGCTAGATTTACCAGAATCTAAAGAAATTATAAAAGAGGCAAAAGCTAAGCCAGAGCCTATAGTGCAACATAAAGAATCGTTGCGAGATATTGCAGAGTTTGACAAAATAAGTTCTGCATTACCAGCCGTTAAAGGCTTAGGCCAAATGGCAGATACTGAGCTTAATGATATTGCTGATCGTGCATTAACAGCATACGAAGATCTAATGGATCTAGGAATGAATGTCGAAGCAAGATATTCAGGTCGTGTATTTGAAGTTGCAGGCGGTATGTTAAAAACAGGCCTAGATGCTAAAGTTGCTAAGTTAGATAAAAAACTAAAAATGATTGACTTACAACTTAAAAAAGAGAAAATGGACAAGGATGGAGGCATCGGAGACGGCGATATGGTCAACGGTGAAGGCTATGTTGTAACAGATCGTAACAGTCTTTTAGAGAAGTTAAAAAACGTCCAATCAGATAAATAATATATATAGGAATTAATACAATGACGTTTGAAAAATTTTTAACAGAAGCAAAGAAGGTATATCCTTTTAAAATTGGTATAGCAGGTGTGCTTCCAGAAAAATGTGAAGACATGTTAAAAACATGTTTAGAAAAGTATGGAGTTAATAATATAACTTCAGGCAAGAAAACACCAATTCAAGAACGTCCATTAGATTTTCCACAATTACAAAATATGGAAGTAACATATTTTGAAACAGAACTTAATTATCCTACAACATCACAAGTACTACAAGAGTACTTAGGTCAGTGTTGCGGTATTGATCAATCTTACATTGTTGTTAGAAACCCAATGGAGCCACAAGAGCAATACCAAGAAGAAACACAAGACGGTGAATATGTTGCAAAACTAACTACACCAGAACTAGAAAGTATTGACGGTCAAGGCGAAGTTGCAGGCAACAGAGTAATGGATTTATTAAAAGAATTAGAAACAGCTCGTAAAGAGCGTGGGTTCGACACTGTCGACGGACCAGTTGGTGAATCAAGTGATATCGACGATAGTGAAAACACAAAAAGCGCAATAGGGAGCTAAATTATGAATATGAAAGATATGATTCAGCGTATGACTGATATCGAAGCGAACAAACAACAATTAAACGAAGCTGAGATGCCACCAATGGGTGCAGCACCAGCTATAGATCAAGGCAATCCAGTAACAGTAAGTGTGTCAATGAATGCAAGTGGTAAAGAGCATGTAGCAGATTTACTAGACATGATGAAGAACGCAGGGTTAGGCGGAGCAGAACCAGTAACAGCTAAAACACTTTCGCCACGTTTAGATATGGAACGTTTAGCAGGTATTGTAGATGATCCAGAGATTCCAGGTAAAGACGAAGTACCAGGTGACGAAGATACAACAGATAGTAGTTGTAATGATGACATTGATACAGATGTTGAAGATGTAGATATGGACGAATGGGCAAACTCACCAGAAGGTTCAGAAGGCGATCCAGAACATAGAGATCACCACTATATGACTAAAGATTTAAGTGGCGGAATTAATCGTAAAAAGAAACAATTCAAAGCTGCACAGCCAGGCGATAATGCAATGGCAATGGAAGGTATTAAAGAGCATCTTTATAACTTACTAGCTGAAAAGAAAGGCAAGCCAGACTTTTTAGATCTAGATAAAGACGGCGACAAGAAAGAGCCAATGAAAAAAGCTGCTAAAGACGCAGGCAAAGGCAAAGGTAGCAAACCTAAAAAAGGTCAAGTACCTCCACAGTTCCAAAAAGAAGCAATGGAAGAGAAAAAAGAGAAGTGTCCAGAATGCGGCAAAAAAGGTAAAGTTAAATTGATGGCTTGTGCCAGCTGCGGCTGTAAATAAGTAATAAAAAGACTACTAGCTCTCACAACTCAAATAGCACCTCCGGGTGCTATTTTTTTCACTAAATATTAATATGGCACAATCACTCGATGGCGTCTTAATCAAAAAGGCGAATAGACAAGAAAAATTTACAGAAGCGCAAATGGAGGATTTGCTAAAATGTATGGATCCTGATGAAGGGTACTTGCACTTTGCAAAACACTTTGCTTTTATACAACATCCTGTAAGGGGTAAGTTGTTGTTTGATCCTTACGAGTATCAGTTAAGACTGATGCACAGTTATCATAACTATCGTTTTAATATTAATATGATGCCAAGACAAACAGGTAAAACTACATGTGCTAGTATATACCTAGCATGGTATGCAATGTTTAAACCGGATCAAACTATTCTTGTTGCAGCACACAAGTACACAGGCGCCCAAGAGATTATGTCACGTATAAGATTTGTTTACGAAACTTGTCCTGATCATATTAGAGCAGGAGTTGTAAGTTATAATAAACAATCGATTGAGTTTGAAAACGGTTCTCGTATTGTAGCACAAACTACAACAGGCAATACAGGACGTGGTATGTCCATATCATTACTATACTGTGACGAGTTTGCATTTGTGCAACCTAACATCGCAGAAGAGTTTTGGACATCAATATCTCCTACACTAGCAACAGGTGGTCGTGCTATTATTACTAGTACGCCTAATAGTGATGAAGATACATTTGCTACTATTTGGAAACAAGCAGAAGAGAAGTTTGACGCACACGGCAATGAAACTAAACTAGGGTCAAATGGCTTTCATAGTTTTGTTGCACAATGGGAAGAACATCCTGATCGTGATGATGAATGGAAGGTAGCAGAAATAGGTCGCATTGGAGAAGAGAAATTTAGGCGTGAATACGGCTGTGAATTCTTAGTATTTGATGAAACACTTATTAACTCAATTAAACTTGCGGCCATGGAAGGCAAAGCGCCTACACTTAACATGGGGCAAACTAGGTGGTATAAGAAACCATCAAGTCAGTACACTTATGCTGTAGCATTAGATCCATCAATGGGTACTGGCGGAGATCATGCCGCTATACAAGTATTTGAATTACCTAGTTATGAACAAGTAGCTGAATGGCAACATAACCAAACAGCAATACCTGGACAAATACGTGTGTTAGCAGATATTTGTAGATACTTAGAACAAGAAACTAAGAATTCAAACGGCATATACTGGAGTGTAGAAAATAATGGCATCGGCGAAGCAGCACTAATCGTTATAAACGATTTCGGGGAAGAGAATATACCAGGCCTATTTGTGTCTGAACCAATTCGAAAAGGACATGTGCGAAAGTTCCGTAAAGGCTTTAATACTACACACGGTACAAAGATTACAGCCTGTAGTCGACTAAAGACTATGATTGAAAACGATAAAATGATTGTACGTAGCAAACCCTTATTATCAGAACTAAAGGGGTTTGTTGCTACAGGCTCTAGTTATCAAGCAAAGTCAGGAATGACAGATGACTTAGTAAGTGCAACACTACTTGCTATTAGAATGATGACAGTACTCAAAGATTGGGATCCTAGGATCTACAATTCCTTTAACCAAGCAGAAGATGATGGCGATTATGAACCACCAATGCCAATCTTCGTTAGTAGCAACTATTGATAAATACATTATGCAGAATATAGAAATTATAGCAGACGAATTGTTTTCAAAAATCAGAGGTAGATTCCCTGGTGTTACAATTGGCGACCAAGAAGGCAATGTAACAAGTGAGCCTAAACAAGCAAGGTTCTTTGAATTTCCTTTTAGGGAAGCAGAAGCAGACGTTGGCAAAGTTAGTATATCATTATCGGATGAAGATGGTGTAGTAGTAATGCACAATAAAGACGTTGCAGAAAATAACGTTAGTAAAAGTACATGGTACGATTTCTTAAAAGAATTAAGGCAGTTTAGTAAAAAACGTTTATTAAACTTTACAACTAGAGACATAACAAAGTCTAACTTAGAAAAAAGAGACTATAAATATCTTGCACAGCGATCCGGAGATAGCAACATGACAGAATCAAAATTATATGGCACATCTAAAATAAGTTACCAAGATGTTGGAGAAGCCAGACTAATTATCAAGCACAATGAAAGCATTGATCAAACTTCACCTACAGGGCGTAATAGAAGTATTGGTAAAATATATATAGAATCAGCACAAGGTGAACGTTTTATGTATCCGTTCAAACACCTAGGCGGTGCAAGAGCAATGGCAAGACACGTTGCTGAAGGCGGCAATGCATATGATGAATTTGGTAAACATATTACAAGTTTAAGTGAAGAATTAGCAAAACTTAGAAAGTTCAAAAATTACATGGGTCGCTCTAGTGTAATGGCAGAAAGTCTAAGTGAGTATATGGACGTTGTTAAAGACCGTGTTGCGTCAGTTAAGAAAACAATTGAATCATTGCAAAAGCCAAAGTTTTATGCAGAAGCATTTGAAGCATTTGCTCCGGTTGTAATGGAAGATGTACCAGCAGACGTTGCTGAAAATTGGATTGACCAATTAACTATTAGACAGTTTAATGAAGAACTGTCAGATGTATTTCCATACATTTACAAACTAGTAAGTGAAGCAAGTAAAGCAGAGGATATTAATCCAGACGATTTAAACGAATTCCTTCCAGCTGTTGCTGGAATAGCAGGTAGAGCTGTTGCTGGCGCTGCTGTTGATAAACTTACCGCAAATAAAAAGAATAAAAAAAGTAAAATTAAAGACAAACATTTAAGCAAAGAAGAAATGGAAATTGAATCAGCGTTTGAAGAAATGATGGGCCAGTTTGCTGAAGGTGAAATGAAGTGGAAGCAAACTAGTATGTCACCAGAAGAAGCTGTAGCAAAGTACGGCAAAGAACACGTAAAAGTTAAAAAAGGCGGACTACGCAACGGTGACGATATGGTATCAGTACATGTTGCAGATGAAAGTTTTGACCCGCAGTCAGAGCCAAGTGACCGAGATTTAGCTGTAGAAGAAATGATGGATGCATACGAAAAAGGTGGCGAAAAAGCTCTAGCAGCTTATATGCATATTAGCGAAGAAGAACTTGATCAAGATATTAACGAATGGTGTGCAGAACACGGCAAGCATCCAGACGATGATAGAGATGAAGCAATTGAAGGTGTTGTTGAAGAGTTAGCTGATATGACAGAGTTTGACTCTCCTGCTGATTTTGCAGCTGATGTTGCAGCTGATAACGCAGCAGAAGGCAATGCATACGCACACGCTGTAAAGAAAGCCAAAATGAATGGCAAGAAAAAAGGCGACAAAGTAGACGGTCCAGACGGTGATGAGATTACACTTGAAAAGGACGAAAAGACCCCATTAGGCGAGTTCATACTAAGTTACTTTGATAGAGAAAACGGATCATTTCCAAAGGGCGAAACAGCCGTACTAACTATGATCGAAAAAGACTACGGTGAAGAGTATATTACTCCAGCTAAACAGTTTATTGAAAGAATTAACCAAACATTTGAAGAGTACCAAATGCGTGAGCAACCACAGCAAATGGAAAATCCAGAGTTTGAAAGAATACGTGAGTTAGCTGGTTTAAGATAATTAGCTAACCGCTTATAAGTTTTTATGTATTTTCTTTAAAAAAACACTTGACTTTGTTTGTAAAACAGTATATAATAAAGACTGTGCTACAAACTAATAGGCACAAAACGTAGCAATGTAGCTACAACGCAAAACATAGGCACTTATAGGAGGCATTAACTATGGCATCATTAGCAGAAATCCGAGCAAAGCTCAAAGAACAAGAAACCCGCTCATCGGGCGGTGGACAAAACCAAGGTCCAAACCCAATTTACCCATTTTGGAATATGAAAGAAGGCGAGAGTTCAACTCTACGTTTCCTTCCAGACGGTAACGCAGATAACACTTTTTTCTGGGCAGAACGTTTGATGATCAAACTTCCGTTCGCAGGTGTTAAAGGCGAAACTGATAGTCGTCCAGTACAAGTACAAATTCCTTGTATGGAAATGTATGGCGAAACATGTAACATCTTAAATGAAGTACGTGGTTGGTTTAAAGATTCAAGTCTAGAAGACATGGGTCGTAAGTATTGGAAAAAGCGTTCATACGTATTCCAAGGCTTTGTAACTGATAATCCAATTGCAGACGATCAGTCACCTGAGAACCCAATACGTAGGTTCATTATTGGTCCACAAATTTTCCAGATTATTAAGCAGGCGCTTATGGATCCAGATATGGAAGAATTGCCGACTGATTACACAGCAGGTGTAGACTTCCGTCTTAACAAAACATCTAAAGGTGGGTATGCAGACTACTCAACATCATCCTGGGCACGTAGAGAGCGTCCATTAGATGATAGCGAAATGAATGCTGTTAATACGCACAGTTTGTTTAACTTATCAGACTTCTTACCCAAGAAGCCAGATGAAACGGCTGTAAAAGTGATGCAAGAAATGTTTGAAGCATCAGTAGATGGTGAAGCATATGACGCAGAACGTTGGAGTAATTACTTCCGTCCTGCAGGTATGCAAGCACGTACAGGTGATCCACAAGTAGCTGCAAGTGCAAACGCAACAGCAACTTCACGTTCATCAGCACCTGCAACACCTGCTCCTGTAGCAGAAGCAGCACCAGCACCAGTGGCTGAACCAGTAGCACCAGCAGCTCCAGCAGCTGAAGCGGCTCCTGCACCCGAAGGTAATGCAAGTGACATTCTAGCAATGATTAGAAGTCGTCAACAGTAATAATAACATTATAGCTTCTACTAACTAACCCGGTAACAGAGATTCAAGGTTTACCTGTCAACGTTCCAAACGTTAGTAGAAGCAACTTTTTATACAGGAGAAGAAATGGCTAAATCATTCGATGTAAGTAAATTTAGGAAAGACTTAACAAAGTCAATCCAAGGTATGAGCTCAGGTTTTAATGATCCTACAGATTGGATTAGTACTGGTTCGTACGCACTAAACTATCTTATTAGTGGAGACTTTGACAAAGGTGTACCACTAGGAAAGGTAACAGTGTTTGCAGGAGAGTCTGGCGCAGGCAAAAGTTATTTTGCGGCAGGTAATATTGTAAGACACGCACAAGAACAAGGCATTTATGTAGTCTTAATTGATACAGAAAATGCACTTGATCAAGCATGGCTAGAAGCACTAGGAGTCGACTGTGACGAATCGAAGCTTCTAAAATTAAGTATGAGTATGATCGATGACGTTGCTAAAACTATTAGTACGTTTATGATTGATTACAAAGCAATGGATGAGGAAGATCGTCCTAAAGTATTATTTGTAATTGACTCACTTGGCATGCTATTAACACCAACTGATGTTGATCAGTTTAACAAGGGTGACATGAAAGGTGATATGGGTCGTAAGCCTAAAGCACTAACTTCATTAGTCCGTAATACTGTTAACATGATTGGTGCCCACAACGTAGGCTTAGTTTGTACTAATCACACTTATGCGTCACAGGATATGTTTGATCCAGACGATAAAATAAGTGGTGGACAGGGCTTTATATACGCTTCTAGTATTGTTGTAGCAATGAAGAAGATGAAGCTCAAAGAAGATGCAGACGGTAATAAGATCAGTCAAGTCATGGGTATCCGTGCTGGCTGTAAGGTAATGAAAACACGTTACGCAAAACCGTTTGAAGGTGTACAGGTTAAGATTCCATACGAAACTGGCATGAACCCATACAGTGGTATTGTTGAACTTTTCGAAGCAAAAGGTGTTATTGAAAAGCAAGGCAACAGATTGAAATATATCACTTCTGATGGCACTGAAATGTTAGAGTACCGTAAGGCTTGGACAGGTGAGAAGCTAGACATTGTCATGGCTGATTATGTGATAAAAGAGCAATCCGTGGTAAATACCTCTGAAGCAGAACTAGAAGAAACACTAGAAGAAACTGTTACAGAGGAGTAATTATGGAATTGGATCAGGCGGTAGACGTTTGGAATTTGTTCAAAGAGTATGTGGACAAGAAACAAGTTGAATTAGTTGCTGAGAAGTTTGTTGATTTATTAGCTGATCACGGAGTCGATGATCAGCAAATGAAAGAACTTCTGGGCAATGATAATCACCTAGATGAAGCAATATCTTATTATCTAGATGAAGACAACGAAGAAACATACGATGACGAAGACAACGAGTGGAGTGAGTAATGGGTTGGTATAGTGAAGTAAGTCGTGACGTAGGTAAAATACCTGCTGCTGTTGCGTTTTTTGAAAACGAACTTCTTGATGCAAAGAAAGAAGTTAAGTTGGTAGGTAACGTAGAACGGGCTGCTGCATCTATGCCAGGCATTGTAGAGCATCGCTTTAATCAACTACAAGAGATTGAAGCGGTGCTACACTACTTAAATATTGAGTTACGCAGGTTGCGTAGCTCATACTTTAAGAAATATTTAGAAAATTATCAACGAGCTTTGTCAAGCCGTGACGTTGAAAAATACGTAGACGGTGAGGCAGACGTTGTTGACTACGAAAAGATTATTAATGAATTTGCATTGTTACGTAATAAATGGTTAGGTGTACTTAAAGCACTTGATCAAAAGCAATGGCAAATTACAAACGTTGTTAAACTTAGAGTTGCTGGGATGGAAGATGCCTGCCTTTAAAAAAGATGATGACAAATTAATTTACGAATTTATTAAAGACACAGCACCTAAAGACATGTTTATGTTAGACGTAGGTGCAAGAACAGGCAAATGGTGTAAGACGTTTGTTACTGAATTTCCGGAAGCAACATTTCATTGTTTTGAGGCTTTACCAGAACAATACGAAAAATGCAAAAATAGATTTAGAAAAAACAATAATGTTACAATACATAATTTTGTTATCAGCAATAACTGTAATGAAACAACTTTCTATAAAGACAAGGACAGACTAGGCTGGAGTGGGCTACAAAAACACTCCTATATGGAGAACTTTGAAGAGTTAACATTACCTAGTAAAACATTAGATAGTTTCCAATTAACACCTTACTTTGTTAAATTAGATGTAGAAGGCGCAGAGCTACTAGCACTACAAGGCGCATCATTTACATTAAAAACAGCAAAAGTAATTTACTTTGAATGCAACGAAATACATACAAAAGAGTATAACTATACTAATGATCAACTGTATAATCAATTACGTAACTACGGTTTTACAGTACATGACAAACATCTAAATGAACTAACATTAGATGAATTTGTGTATCGTACAGCTGATGCTAGGCGTTACGAAAACCCAAAGGGGTATGAATCTAATTTTGTAGCAGTTAAGAATGTATGATCTTAAACATAGATGGAATCTGAGAACAAAACAAGTTGCAGATTTAATCTTGCCCAACAGCACAATATTAGACATAGGATGTGCTGACAAAGATTTTTTAAATTTTTACAAAGCTAAAGATTATCTAGGTATAGATAAAACTGACAAAGCTGATATACAATTAGATCTTGATCAAGACATTTATGTACCTTACAAAAACTATGATTATTGTTTGATACTGGGAGTTTTAGAGTACTTAGATTATCCTGATAAAATTGTTAATTTTTACAAAAAGTATGCAGACACTACAATAATTTTATTCTCAAATAAGAAGTCAAAAAAAGCTCTCTGGAAAAACTTTTTTTCAAAAGAACAAAAAATAGAATTAATAAAAACTCATTTTACTGAATATGAAGTAATAGAAAGTCCTGGATTCGTAATCTTTAAATGCAATAAACTACGTACATAAATATCTATATGGAACGTATTGTATTAGTCACAGGTGGATTTGACCCACTACACTCGGGGCACATAGCCTACTTTAAAGCAGCAAAAAAACTCGGTACTAAACTAATTGTTGGTATTAATTCAGACGAATGGCTTGCTAGAAAAAAGGGTAAACACTTTATGCCCTTCCATGAAAGATGTTCTATTGTAGAAGAACTATCTGTTGTTGATCAAGTTATAGGATTCAACGATGACGATGATAGTGCATGTAATGCAATTTTTCAAGCACTTAGTACACATGGAAATATCAAATTAATCTTTGCTAACGGCGGAGATAGAACCAACACAACAACACCCGAATATGCTACATATGGTGATATGCCTAATGTAGAATTTGTATTTGGCGTTGGTGGAGAAGATAAAAAGAACAGTTCATCTTGGATACTAGAAGAATGGAAGGCTCCTAAGACTGTAAGAGAATGGGGCTGGTATAGAGTACTTGATGATCAACCTGAACAAGGATACAAAGTAAAAGAACTTGTAATACTACCAGGCAAGCGTCTAAGCGATCAAAGACACAAGTACAGATCAGAGATGTGGTATGTAACACAAGGTCAAGTAAGCATGGCTATTCAAATAGAAGAGAGTGGCGAACCGCAACAAGGATTTGAATTACCTGCACTAACTAATGGTTATAATATTGGATCAAATATATGGCACAAAGCCATGAATAATCAAGATGTTCCTGCACACGTAATAGAAGTACAATATGGCGAAAAGTGTATTGAAGAAGATATAGAAAGAAGAGATTAATGAAAGTATTCATAGGCTACGACCCAAGAGAAGATATGGCTTACCAAGTGTGTAAGCATAGCATATTGAAGCATCAACCTAATGCAGATGTACG